GAATTAAAATTTATGAGATTGGTTTTTCGCAAACTTTCGTATGCTGTACCATTGCGAAACAATTCATTGACAATGGTTTTATAGGGGGATTCGAAAACCTCTATTTTTTGTTTCTCAGAGCCAGGCAAAAATCCAACATCTCTAGTCGGTACTACGCTCCTAATTATTTGTATTTCTCTGAAAGTAGAGTCTGGATGCATTATTTCTTCTAATGCAAGATATAGTGATATAAATGTTTTTCCTGTACCGGCAACACCATGAAGAAATAAGTGGTCTCCATCTGCAAACGCATCAAATACTTCCGATTGCGTTGGTGTCATTGGTAGTATTTCTTTTAAGTTTCTATTTCTGCTGTCAATTCCTATTAATCTTGTATTAGTATTATTTTTAGATTTTCTTACAGACTTTTTTCCCACTTAGAGACTCCTAATTAGTTGGGGGAAAAGCCATAATAAGTTTACTTTTCGAAATTTAATCTACTTTCACGTTTTCCCTGCCGGCCGACATCCGGTAATCTGTCTAAAACTTTTTCTTTAAATTCCAATGGAACTCTTGCATGTCCCAAAGGATCTGCGCCAAAGTTTACCTTGGACAAGATTTGTTTTAAATTACATTTTTCTGAGGTGTCGCAATCTGGACCCGAACCATTCGTAATGAATTCTTCGCGTTCAGAAATTTTGCATGAATGTTCAAATTCATGATCACAGTCTTCGCATCTAAAATTATAAATTGGCACTTTAATATACTCACTTTTCAAATATTGGTGTAAACTTACTTTCAGCTGACTTTTCCAGTTGAGTTAAATTTCACATTAGTTATAATCTACATCTATACTTATATCATCAGATGAGTCTATCCGACTGATTCAGCATAGATGTAGAAATATTTTTTAATCTTTTTTGGAAACAAAAGAATACATTTCTTTTGCCTTTTCCATCAAGTCAGACATGCTATACATTTCATATGCCTTTTCAACATCGTCCATATTTTTTTTACCTTGTTCGAAAAGGTCATTCATTAACTGAATATTCATCTGATATTGTTGGTCCATATAATCTTTTGCGAGACCGAGCATTTCTGCCCTTATCTCAAATGGGTTTTTATTTGTCATTTTATTTCTCCTGTGTATGTGTGTTTAGTCGTGTTCGCCAGTATTACGCCGGCCATTGTATCCATCGATCTTATTAAAGATTTTAGGATTTCTTTTTGCGGTATCGAATGTACCGACTGTAATAACAATCGCCGCAAGTAAAAGAGTATGCGCGATTGCATTAATTCCCCAAAACATAATGCTTCCTATGTACATAGAGCATACAGAAACCCACATCCATGCAAGAATTTGCATGATCAGATGTCGTACCTGTAGATTTGGGATATTTTTAAGGGGATTTATTTCAGCATTCATAACGCTGTTCCAAGATTCGTAAATATAGTCTCGCATTTTCATTCCAATCTGTGTTTGTGTGTAGTGTGACTTTTCTGTTGCTAGGTAAGTCACCAACCCCCCTGCATTATGCTGCTAGAGCGTAACCAGTAGGTGCAAAATTATTGTTTGCATTTAGTAGTTTTCTTCGCGTTGACCCAGCTTAGATCGGGGCGACTCCAATTCATTTCCATACCTGTCGATCCTATTTCGACCCCATCAAAAAGACACTACCTATGGGATCCGCCCCCATGTAGCCCGGTTAATCCGAGCAACTTAGTCTGTACGTAGCTTTGCCACTTCTAGTTCAAGGTAGTGTCTTCATGGTGGAGTCGTTGGGTACTGCCCCCAAGTCCAGTGAATGTCCAATTCTTTTCAACGTCTACATTCTATTTATACCACGAATCATCTGTGGCTGTCAATAGTTTTTAATCATATCCTCTGATACAGAATTTATCTATTTCTGTTTCTTCGCGTTCGTGCCAGGCAGCTTCAAATGCTTCGTCGAAGTGGCCACCCTCGTTATTACCCCAACAACGGGTAAAATAACTATCATACATTTTTACTATATCGGAGTCCGACCATTCTTCGGGGATTAAATGTCCCTTGACTCTATAGTGCATTTTATTTGCTTCTTTATAATCTACTGTCATATATTCACTATATGTATTAAGAGTTCTGGAATTTTTAGTCATAGCGCAACCTATCTTGACTTAATAATAATTACTTATATCCAAAAATTCCAGATTTCTCTATGTGGTTATATGTTTACGCTAACACTACGAAAAAAGTTTTCCAAGTGTCTGTGGGCCCGCAACACCATCTGGAACACAATCGTGTTCGCGTTGCCATGCCTTCAATGCTGCTTCTGTACCAGCACCAAAATCACCATCCGCTTTGATACCTAGAGCTTTCTGTAATTTTTTTACAGTATCGCCTTTTGAACCTTTACGGACAAGACTATACTTTTCATCATCACCGTCAATATCAGTATCACCATGTGTTCTATATGTTCCGCCCAATACCTCTAAGGCATGTTTATAATGTTTCTTGCGGTCTGCAAGTCCGATAGTGCCACCATTGATACGTTTTGTCATGGATACAATATCATCAGTATCACACCAAATATTAATATCATTGGTTGCCCAAAACCAACATGCACTTTCAATAGCACCTTTTGGAGTACGGACATATTCTGTAGCTTCGATCGATGACTTTTGACAAGCGCCGCCGAACTTTGTATAGTTCCATTTTCCGGTTAGTTGTAAAATACCGCCACCACGATATCTCCATCCGTCACCAGACGCTGTGTTACCGTTGTCCATACGATTGGCGTATATCACGTTAGCAATCTTTTCTGGTTGTCTGTGGTACTCCTTGGCGTCCCTGCCAGCGCGTTTAAAATACTTTCCAAAGATAGCATCTAATGCCTTTGCAGAATAATTAAGGTTTTCTGAAAGAACTTTATAGTTTGCACTTTCATGTGCAGTCTGGGCAAGAAACCCAGCTACACGGTTTCTTGTCGTAATATCATATTCTGGAAACATTTCCAACATTGCAGCATGCCATTCACTAGCATCTTTCATGTGTAATATTTCAGAAACATGGCCTTCTGTGAGTTCGAAATCCATTCTACTCATTTTTTGTTTCCCCCTTATTTTCTTCGATTTCATCGAAATTTATTGTGTATTGATATTGTGAAAAGTCATTATCTTCAGAAAATATATTTTCATCATAATTAAATTCAACCGTCATATCAACTTCTGGCGCAAATGTATTTTCAATATCTGTTGGAAATTCAATTTCGGTATTTGGATGCAATGAAACTATTTTAGCAGTTCTATCGATCCCCATCATTCTTTCGCCCATTTCCATAGGATCTATTTGAGGTGCTGATTCTTTTTTTTGATTCAATCTTTCGAGCATTAGTCTCATTCGTTCAAAATCTTTATCATCTAATTCTTTAGTTGGCAATTCATAACCTTCAATATTTAAACTATTTGGTTCTATCCAATCATAACCCGAAGCCCTCAAAAAATCTTCAAAAACCAACAACAATTCTTCCATGTTGAAATCTGTTGCATCAACTTTTTCTGTATAGCTACGAACTTCTTTTTCTATGTTATCATCATTCTCCGAATTATACTCTGTACACTTTAATTCATAAACACATTTATATGCCATATTATCCTCCAGCCGTACCTGTCATAGTATATACTCTTTGATGACGATATTCGCCCCAAAGATCTTTTGCCTTTACTTTAATAAACCGTTTATTAGTTTCTGTCTTATTAGGATTTTCAATTGTAAGAACAACATTCCTACCTTGTTTCCAAGCTTTGCGTTGTCTTATCTGACGATCTAATTCGTTATCATTATCAGATTTAGGCGTGCAACTAAACTTTGCCACATTCCTACGTTCACCCTTCGATACATATTTATCTCTCGATTTCTTACCCATTTTCAGTTTCCTTATTCCAACCTGTTACACGTTCCCATCTAAAAGAACGCCATCCTTCTTTTTCTAAATCCCAAACGACAAAATGATTTTCATCTTTAGTTTTTTCGAGCTTTGACACACTTACATCTTCTACCGGATTATCCGGCCACGGAACTACAGAAGGATTTGTGGTACATTTCATAATCCTAGATGTACCGTCTGCCTTTTCAAAAGTAATCACCATAGATTGTTCAGTCAGCAGCGACTTTAGTTGATCTCTTTCTTCGTGTTGATTTTCCATTACGTCCATTATCTAATTCCTTGTCATGTGTTTCATTTATTACTTTAGTTCGAGCAAAACTATTCCAGACATGATTCTGTCTTTGCACTGTATTGTATTTACCATTATACATGATGTTCCAATCTTTGTCAATATTATTCCAAGCAGCAATATGAAAATTTCCATCTTTCATAGGTACTTTACCGAGCACTAGGCCCGTACCAATACCAAGTTTTTCGCCAATCAATTCAGCATCAAACTTTTCTTTGGGTTTAGGTTTTACATCAGGTTTTAATGCAGGGAGTGTTTTGGACTTTGCGGGTCCGTCAAGATATACGGTGTTATTTTTTGGCACACTGTATTTTTCTTCTTCGGCTTTGGCAAGTTTTGCATTGTCTTTTGCAATTTGAGCCTTTGTCCGGCGTTTGCGTTTTTTAGGTTTTGGTGCATCATCAAGAACATCGAATATATCTCGGAAACCGATTCCTTGAGATTCTACCGCCCGAGCGGATTCCATTTCTGCCTTGGTTCTGCGTTTGCGTTTTGTCATTCAACTTCTCCATAAAGAATCATTTTATAACTTAAGCTACCACAAAAACAAATTTTTGTCAAGACTTATGCTGCTAAAATATTTTTCCATTTGGCTACATCATAAAAATATTCTACAACTTTGGCACCAATTAGTGTCGCAACTTCTTGGGCCTTTTCTTCATTATCAAATACTAAATCTGTTTTTACTGGATATTGATAAACTTTATATCCAACGGGGCCCGACATGACTGCATGTGTAACTAAGACACCGTTTCTTTCTAAACCATATTTTACCAATTAAATATTCCTTTCTTGGTCGGAGATGCAAGATTCGAACTTGCGACCCTCTGCTCCCAAAGCAGATGCGCTACCAGACTGCGCTAATCTCCGCGTTTCTCTTTACTACAATTCTCAAACACTTCTCCAAGTGTGGGGGCATCCATAGATTTTGGAATAACAAATGCTCCCATTCTACCATCTGGCCCATACACTCTCACTGTTTGTTGAAATTTATGAAAATAAAATGCACCCTGAGTCGGATACAATATGTTCATGTCACCTATCCATAATGAGCCTGCAATTACTAAACACGTTAGCATATAAATCTCCTTATATAATTCCTACTATTTAGTAAGAAAGCGAAGGATTTAAAAGTTTCTCTGATGGAATTGCGGAGAGTGGCATTTTTTCACAACCAATTAAGGTCGTGAAAAATACCAAAGAAACAAAAATTAGTCTCATTCTACATCCCTATACACAAAGAAAATTGACTCTTCACCTGTCTCTGGATTCGACACAGTAAGATTTGCATAACCTTCAATTGGCGGTTGTTTGCCAACATATACCCACTCTTTATTTGCACTTGGTTTTTGGTCGAAAAATTCTGCATTGTCTTCGCGGAACATTCCGAGCATCACGATTAATATAGCTTCCATAATTTAGTCTTTCTCTGTTTAAGTTAAGTTAAGTTTCGTTGATAGTTTCTGGTACTCCCACTTGGATTCGAACCAAGGACCGAAGCGTTATGAGCGCTGCGCTCTAACCGCTGAGCTATAGGAGTGAATTATAATTGATACAATAGTATCACTTAGCGCGTGTTTTCTACTTGTAGTAATACAATAGTATCACTTAACGCCGTTTATTATATTGGTAGGTGGGATTAAGGATTACCCACAAGTCTAGGATGGCGCATTCCTCTGCAACTACCTAGAAAACCTTGCATCAAACTAGTTAGGTCTGAAATCTAGCACTCTTTGTCTCCAAAGTCTACTAGTGTTACTACAACTACAAGTCATGTTACCCCCATACGCGAGGGACATTTCCATGCACTACCTTCTAGCCTCCGTCGAGGCGAGAATTTTATCTTGGAGCGGGCGGAGAGAATCGAACTCACATCAATAGGTTGGAAACCTATCGCATTACCACTATGCTACGCCCGCAAAACTTTATGCGTCTACATCAAAGTAGTCGCCGGGATTATATTGACGCACTTCCTTTCCGGCGTTTTGATCAAAGATCGCCTTACTGGAATCCATTTGATCTCTTGTTTCTCTAACTCTATCCTGATAATTCTGGAAATAGGCACGAGCCTCTTCGCGAGATTTATTATTCAATACAACCGGCGTTCTGTCAACCTGTTGTATTACACGCAACGCGGCATCAGGTGGCGGCACTGCATTTGGTGGTTGAGTCTCCGAATTTGGATATTGCGAACCCAACATTTGGGCATTGCGAATTAATCTCTGTTCGTATTGCATCTGTTGCTGTTGTTGCCAAAGTTGCATTGGCATTCCACTAGTCGCTGCTTCTACTTTCATTTCACTTTCCCTAACTGGCGGTCTCTATAGGACTCGAACCTATAACCTACTGCTTAGAAGGCAGTTGCTCTATCCGGTTGAGCTAAGAAACCAATTTCTATTTAACAATAATAACACACTATTCATATTCCTGTCAATACATTTTCTAATTATTTTTCATAAAAGATAATGCAGAAAAACGCATATGTTCATATGTCTCCCAAGTAGCATCAAACTCGGCAACTAGATCATTTTCATAAACAGATGATTCGGATGCATTGACTAGAAATTGTTTTTGAGCTTCATCATATTCTAGTCCACTGGAATATAACCGACCCACTTCTAGTTTAATATCAGTCATTTTCAGTTGCCTTTTCTAACTTTTTTTTCTCAGTTTTTAATTTTCTAATGTCTTCGTGAAGTTTTTCGAAGTCTTTAATTTCATATAACCGCGATTCCATACGATTGGCAAGTGATTGTGCTTCTTCGATCAATCCCGACAAATAAGAAAAGTTTGAAGTCTTAACACAATCGCGCATTTCATCCAAAACTGTACATATGTATCTATTCGACATCATTTAGTCCCAATTTTTCCAAGTTCTACCTTCCGGATATTCTTCCAAAAACCACTCAATACCTTCTAAGTAGTCTTTATCTTCATCATTCATATAACTTCTATACACATTTACTTGCGCCATTTTTGTTACTACATTGTGCAGATTTTCTAAATGCGCGTCACTTTCCATCATGGCTTGCAATTCATCCATTAGTGGTGTAATTTTTTCTTGAATTTTAGACATCGGGGACTCCTTCCATAATACCGGACTGAACCATTATTGACTGCCAACCGCCACCAGATAGAGACATTCTTGAATGAATAACTCTTGACTGTTCACAAGTCAGCATTTCATACCTTTCAATTCCCCAAGGGAATTTACCTTCTACATACCACATTGATTCGTCCTTTTCATTATTTATAACTAATTTTAACATATTTAAACATTTGTGTCAAGACTGTTTACTACTACGCCCTCTGCTTGCCTCAATAATCTGATATAATTCCAACCCTTTGCTGATTGGTATCTGATTATATCTTCGACAGTGGAGTTTAGGTGTACTTTCCTCATCCACGGACGCAGTAGTAAAAAGTCTTTTTATTTGGTGCGGATGGAGAGACTTGAACTCTCACGCCGTGAAGCACTAGAACCTAAATCTAGCATGTCTACCAATTTCATCACATCCGCACACGTCTTTGGCTGGAACGGTAGGACTCGAACCTACAATCACCTGTACCAAAAACAGGGGCATTACCATTATGCTACGTTCCAAAAACTTCTACTGATTCGTTTTTCTTCTTTCTACTCTATTAATCTATCACATTAAAACATCATTGTCAAGCAATAAATCTCTTTTTTTGTGTTTTTTCTTCCTTATCTGATTTATCTTTTTCGATTTGTGATATCCGGCTGCACCACTCTTTCGCAGTGCAGCCATGAATTTGCTACTAGGGTCGCGTTGTTTCACGATGTCCCTCGTATCTTTGAAGCCATATCAAAAATTTCATTCATTTCATCTTTTGTGAAATGGGCGAACAGAGTTTCGAAAAACTTGTCATTGTCCTCTTGCGGAGAATGAGAAATTGCTTCGGCAGCAAGGCGCGCCTTTGATTGTCGTTGATCCGACTGCGAACCCCAAGCGGTTCTGTTTACAGGATTTACTTTCATTGTGATTTTCCTTTCATCACTGTTTCATTTAAAATTTCGGTTTTTGGACCACCCATGCAGAGAACTTGTTTGAGGCCGTTCATTATGACCACCCCTCTGCGAGTTGCGTGATAACAACAGGTTCATACTTATACTCACCAAGAGACTCGCCGGTTTGAAAGTCAAACTCTTCTACGGTGGTCTGAGAAACCATATCACAGGCAACACCCACTTCTTGAGTGGCCCATTCAACGATAGATGTTTTTTTCAATATAGTCATATTAAGAGTCCTTCGATTGCGGCAGTAATATCATCTATCATGCCCTGTGTTGCAATGACTGCTTGGTCATCAATAATGTCGGCATTGAGGATGTTGTCCAGATTATTCTGGGCGGCGGATTGATATCTTTGAAGTGTTTCTAACATT